GCGCAAGATGCGGCGTATGCACTTCTCGCACTACAAGTTCATGCCGGGACTTGGGTTCTACGGGATCGGACTGACCCACATGATCGGTGGCATGGCAAAGTCTGCCACGTCTATTCTGCGCCAGCTAGTTGATGCCGGAACCCTGAGCAATCTTCCCGCAGGTCTGAAGACGCGAGGCTTGCGGATTAAGGGTGACGAGTCACCGATAGCTCCCGGTGAGTTTCGTGACGTTGATGTGCCCGGAGGTTCGATCCGAGACAACATAAGCTTCATGCCATACAAGGAGCCGTCTGGAACTCTTTATCAGTTGCTGGGCACAATCGTTGAGGAAGCCCGTAAGTATGCGGCTGTTCCCGATGTGAATATCGGAGAGATGAGCAATCAAGCTCCCGTTGGTTCTACGCTTGCGATCCTTGAACGATCCATGAAGGTTATGTCTGCGTGTCAGGCGCGGCTACATGCTTCCTTGCGTAACGAGTTCAAGATACTGGCGGGTGTTATCAAGGACTTCCTTCCCGCTGCTTATGACTACGAAGTCAACGAGGACGCCAGCCGCAAGAAAGATTTTGATGATCGCATTGATGTAATCCCTGTTTCGGACCCTAACGCCACAACGATGGCGCAGCGGATTATGCAGTATCAGGCTGCGCTCCAACTGGCCCAGCAAGCTCCACAAATGTATGACTTGCCCCAGCTTCACAAGCAGATGCTGGAAACTTTGGGTATCCAGAACGTAGACAAGATTATTCCTGTTGGCGCGGAGGTCATGCCGGAAGACCCTGTCAGCGAAAACATGAACGCCATCAACATGAAGCCGATAAAAGCTTTCGCCTATCAGGATCACGAAGCACACATTCGTACCCATATGGCAGCTATACAAGACCCGAAGATACTGGCTCTCGTACAGCAGTCGCCCAATGCTACTGTGATACAAGCCGCGCTTGAGGCTCACCTTCGCGAACATCTGTCATTTCAGTACAGAAAAGAAATCGAAGAGCAGCTTGGTGTCGAGCTTCCCCCGATTGGCGAGGCGCTGCCACGCGACGTGGAGCAAAGGCTTGCGGGTCTTGTGGCTGCTGCCGCAGAGAAGCTTCTGCAAAAAGACATCGCAGAAGCTCAGGCCGAAGAGAACCGCAAAAAAATGGAAGACCCCGTTGTTCAAATGCAGCAGGAAGAGCTTCGATTGCAAGCGGCGGATATCGAGCGAAAAGCCAAGGGAGATCAGATGCGTGCAGAAGCCGATCTTCTTAAAACCAAAACGACGGCAGAGACAGAGCGACTGCGTATTTCATCTCAGGAGAAAACAACAGGCGCTCAGATTGGGGCCAAGATTGCAACGGAAAGCATGAAGGCTGCTGTCGATGACAAGGAGACCTCGTCCAAGGAGAAGATCGAAGGTGCCAAGCTAGGGGCCAAGATTGCTGAAGACATTGTGGAGGCGGCAGGTAATGCCAGCAAAAAAGAAGGCTAAGTCACGGGTCAACGAGGCGGGAAACTATACAAAGCCCACCATGCGTAAACGCTTGTTCAGTAAGATTAAGTCAGGCGGCAAGGGGGGAAAGCCGGGACAGTGGTCTGCAAGAAAAGCGCAGATGCTGGCTTCTCAGTATAAGAAGGCTGGTGGGGGTTACAAATAATGGCCGTTAAAAAGAAAGCTCCCGGCAAGCTGACCAAGCGTCAAGAAGACACCATGAAGAAACACGCCGTTCACCATACTAAAAAACACATGGCTGAAATGAGAAAGGTCATGCGAAACGGAGGCACCTTTACCGCAGCGCACAAGCAAGCGATGAAAAAGGTCGGCAAGTAATGCCCCTCAAAAAATCCCAGAAATCCCTGAAGGATTGGACAAAGCAGAAGTGGCGAACCAAGTCGGGCAAGCCGTCCACGCAGGGGAAGAAGGCAACAGGGGAAAGGTATCTCCCAGAACGGGCTATCAAGAAACTAAGCTCCAAGGAATACGCGGCTACCACAAAAGCTAAACGCAAGGGCGCAAAGAAGGGTAAGCAGCACGTCGCACAACCTAAAAAAATTGCAAAGAAAACAAGGAGGTATCGTTAGTGAGTATACAGGGTGACCACATATTGACTCGTCTACAGAAGTTCATACGAGAACAGATGAACGACGGGGCGGACCATCTTGCGTCTGGTGGTGCAAAGGATATGACTGAGTACAGCCGCATGGTTGGACGTATAGAAGGAATAGCTATGGTAGAGAGGGAGATGGTTGAACTCTCTAGCAAGCTGCAAGACGAAGACTAAACAGGATACCGCTGTGCCTGTAATAATTCAGCGCGAATCGAGCATTGCTCGCGGAGACAGAAATAATGACGAAGACGTTAGAGAAGGAGCGCCCGTCGCTCAAAGAGGTGGCTGAAGAAGAAACAGCCTCTCAGCTACCCAAGCCTTGTGGCTATAAAATACTGATAGCCCTCCCCGAAGTTGAAGAGACCACAGAAGGTGGAATTATCAAGCCCGACATAGTCAGGGAGCTTGAAGAGTATTCTACAGTGGTGGGCTTTGTGCTGAAGTTGGGGCCAGACTGTTACGACCAGACGGCAGATCAGAGTAAGAAGTTTCCTACGGGAGCCTACTGTAAGGAAGGTGACTTTATTTTGTTTCGAGCTTTTCAGGGAACCCGCATCCGTATCCACGGTAAGGAGTTCCGTCTCATTAACGACGACAATGTTGAGGCTGTTGTGGAAGACCCACGCGGCATTAAGAGGGCTTAGAAATGGCTGAAGTAAAACCCGAAGTAGCAGAAGAGCCTCAGGAAGAGCTTTTCGAGATTGAGGTTATTGACGACACCCCGGAAGAGGACCGTCCCTTTGCGAGCAAAGGCGCGTCTGATGATGACGACGACGAAATCAAGGGTGTCGGCCAACGAGCGCAGGACAGGATTGGTCAGCTTAAGCGTGAGTTTCATGACAAGCGGCGCGAAGCTGAAGCAGCGCAACGTATGCAGACCGAGGCTATCAATGTCGCTCAGACCATACGTCATGAGAATGAACAGCTTAAGGCGTTGTTAAAGAGCGGTAATTCGGCCTTGTTCGATGTTACCAAAGCAAAGAACGACGCCGATCTTTCTCAGGCACAGTCAGATTTGACCAAGGCTTATGATGAAGGAAATGCGGAAGAAATTGTTTCTGCTCAGACACAGCTTAACGAGTTGATGTTTGACGGACGCAAGCTTCAGGAGGCGATTAGTCAGAGAGAGTTTCTTGCTCAAAGCCCCGCCCCTGCTCCTGTCGCCGCTTCACCGCAGAAACCTGATATTACCCTAACAGAGCGGGACACGGATTGGATAAGAAGAAATCCGTGGTTTCAGAAAGATCAAAAGCTGACCGCTTATGCGATGGGACTGCATTATGAACTCACTCAGCAAGAGGGGGTCCATCCGAATGGTTCGGAGTATTACAAAAAGATTGATGAGGAAATGCGAAAACATTTCCCTATTGACGAAATTAACAATAACTATCAAGATGGTTATACAGAAAGTTCTGTTTCTTCTGGTGTTCGTGAGTCAGCGGATTCTGAAAGTGTTTCAGTTGAAGTTGAGTCGGAAGAAACAGTGGCCCCCGTGGTTGCGCCAGCTACTCGTAGCAGTAACAGAAAACCAACGCGAGCCAGACTCACGAAGACCCAAGTAGACCTCGCTAGAAAACTTGGGATTACTAACGAACAGTACGCGAAGCAGCTTTTGAAGGAGCAAGCAAATGGCTAAAGATAAAGATGATAGTGAACTGTTCGACGGCGACAAGCGCGAATCTAGAACCGCCGCCAGCTTGGGTGAAAGAGAAACCCGCGAGATGAGTGAGCGCAAAAAAAGCTGGGCACCTCCGTCACTTTTGCCTGAGCCAACTCCTGTAGACGGTTATGTGTATCGATGGGTACGCACGGCCACTTTGGGGGAAGCCGACAACACGAATGTTTCTCAACGCTTTAGAGAGGGTTGGGAACCTGTTCCTGTTGACGACCATCCTGAAATGCAAATCCTGACTGACCACAACTCGCGGTTTGAAGGGTCTATTGAGGTTGGTGGTTTATTGCTTTGCCGCACCGCTGAAGAAAATATGCGACAGCGGGATGATTACTATGCAAACAAAACCAAACAGCAGATTGATGCAGTTGACCAGAGCTATCTAAGAGAAAGCGACCCACGGATGCCTGTTCTCCGTTCAGAGAACCAGACGCGGGTTGGTTTCGGAAATGGCCGCTCATAGTAAGTCCTATGGGTTTTTTTTAACTGAAGATGCGAAAAGGAGACAGAGATGTCCTCAACTGCTGCACCCTTCGGTCTGCGCCCAATTGGTCGGTTGGATAGTGGTTCGTTAGAAGTATCGCGCCAGTATCCAATAGCCTCAGGCTATGGCACAGCTATCTGCGTAGGTGACATTGTTCAGCTAGTAGACGGCGGAGCCGCTACCACCATTGAGAAGCAGTCCGCAACGGGCGACGACTCAACCGCCATTGATATGGTCGGTATTTTCATGGGCTGTAAGTACACAGACCCCAACTCTGGACAACTTACGTTTAGTCAAAAGTGGCCAGCCAGTCTGGTTGCCTCTGATGCTATGGCGTATGTGGTTGATGATCCTAATGTTCTGTTCACCATCCAAGCGGATGCTGCACCTACTAACGTAGGGGACATTTATGGGAAAAACACTCTTCTAGTTCAGACTGCACCTAACACTACTTTGAATGTTAGCCGTGTTGCTCTGGATATTTCTGAACTTTCTACCGATGCTCAGAACCCAATTCGGGTAATTGACTATCTCGGCGGAAACGACGGGGATGAGAAGGGTACGACTTTCCCGCTGCTGGTGTGCAAGTTTAATTATCACCAGCATTCATCCACAACTGGTTCGGCATAGGGGGATTGAGTTATGGCTATTGCAAGAACACAACTCCTTAAAGAACTTCTTCCGGGTCTAAACGCCCTGTTCGGTTTGGAGTACGAAAAGTACGAAGACGAACACACGATGATCTACGAAACAGAAAGTTCTGATCGTAGCTTTGAGGAAGAAGTTAAGTTGTCTGGATTTGGTTCCGCTCCGGTTAAGCCCGAAGGCGAAGCTATTTCTTACGACAGCGCACAAGAGTCATTTACGGCTCGGTATAACCATGAGACGGTTGCTATGGGCTTTTCCATTACCGAAGAGGCAATGGAAGACAACCTGTATGACTCGCTCTCGGCTCGTTATACCAAGGCTCTGGCTCGTGGCATGGCTTACAGCAAGCAGACCAAGGCTGTTACTCCCCTGAATACGGGGTTTGACACCTACCAGTCTGGTGATGGTGTAACGCTGTTTAATGCTTCTCACCCAACGGTTGCGGGTGGCACGAACTCCAACCGTCCAGCAACAGCGGCTGACTTGAACGAAACCACTCTTGAGAATGCGGTAATTGATATTGCTGCATACGTTGATGAGCGTGGTCTTCTTATTGCAGCCCGTCCGCGTAGGTTGATTATTCCACCTGCATTGACATTCGTTGCAACTCGCATCCTCCAGTCGGAGCTTCGGGTTGGAACTGCTGATAACGACATCAATGCTATTCGTAGCAACGGAGCGATCCCAGAGGGTTATGAGGTCAACCACTACCTGACCGATACCAACGCCTTCTTCATCGTCACCGATGTTCCTAATGGCATGAAGCACTTCGAGCGCACTCCCATGCAGACCAGCATGGACGGTGATTTCGATACTGGTAATGTCCGTTATAAGGCACGGGAACGCTACTCCTTCGGAGTATCTGACCCTCTCGGAATTTACGGTTCTCCGGGTTCTTCCTAAAACCGTAGGGGGGGAGGGGTTCGCCCCTCCCCTTTTTTATACATCCTGACGGCGAAAGCCGACACTAGCCACGACAGGAGATATAACATGGCTGTGCATTTTACTGGACCGATCCTTCACGCAGGTAAGGATGGAAGCCGCAAATGGTTTTCTAACCTGCCCATCACCGCAAGCCCTGACTATGTCGTTTACATGGACGACTTCACGGGTATTGCCTTAGACGCAACAAATGACTGGACGGTAGTCAAAGACAGCAGTGCTTCTGCTGCTCTTGGTGCTGACGTTGAAAGCGGGGCACTAGTCCTGTCAAGTCAGGCGACTACCGACAATGACGGCGCTTCTGTACAAGGCAACGAAATTTTTGCCGTCAACGCAGATCGCGACGTATGGTTTGAAACTAAGCTTACCCCTACGGATGCAGAGGGTAGCAACATGGATATCTGTGTTGGTTTGACCGTTAACTTTGCGACCAACCCCGAAGCAATGCTCGCTGCTGCTGACCGGATTGTGTTTCAGGTAAACGACGGCGATAGCAACATTCTCTGCAAGACGGAGAAGGACGGTACGGAAACCTCAACGGATTCGGGGATTGATATTGCCAGCGGTACGGCAGTGACGCTCGGTTTCCATGTGACCAACACATCAAGTGTTGAGTTTTTTGTAAACCGGCTTCTTGTAGCTACGCATACTGCCAATATCCCTGACGATGAGAATATGACCATTGGCGCTATGGAGCTTTCCGGTTCTGCTACGGGTACGAAGTCTATGTCGGTAGATTACCTGTTTGCCTCTCAAACTCGGTAGGGGATAGAACATGGCGACGAAACCAAAGGTCAAGGTTGCGGAAAAAAAGTCTGCACCTAAAGCTCCTGCAAAAAAGGTTGTTGCTGCCAGCACTCCCCCCGTGGGGAGTGCTGAGTACAAGTCCCTTGTCTTGCAGGGCAAGATAAAGGAGTAAGCTCGTGGCAGATGCGGTAACAACTCAAACGATTGTTGATGGCCAGAAAAACGCTGCGTTTAAGTTTACGAACATCAGCGACGGCAACGGCGAAGCCGCCGTTGTCAAAGTTGATGTATCGTCGCTTGAAAAAGAGCATGTAACTCAAAACTCATGTACCAAGTTTACCATTGAGCAGATTTGGTGGCAGTGTGTGGGGATGAAGGTTCAGTTGCTTTTCGACGCAACGAGCAATGCCTTTATAATTGAATTGGGCGAAACTTCTTCCGGTCATCATGATTACAGGGATTTTGGTGGTATCTGGAACAATGCAGGTTCTGGTGTAACTGGTGACGTTCTGTTTACGACAGTTGGTCATGCCAGTAACGATACCTACACAATTGTCCTTTCCGGTAAGAAAAGTTACTGATAATGGCTAAGGCTTATCCCGGCGTAACGAGGTTACCTAGCGGCGGCATTGAGTATCGCGGCACTAAGTTTGCTGGGTTTAATAAGCCAAAGCGGTCTAATCGTTCCGGCAAGAAAGGAATGGTTCTTGCTAAAGACGGCGATAAGGTCAAGCTTATTCATTACGGTGACTCGTCAATGGGGCACAACTATTCCCCTGAAGCTCGAAAAAGTTTTAAGGCTCGTCATGGCAAAAACATTAAGAAGGGCAAGATGTCTGCTGCGTACTGGGCTAATAAAGAGCTTTGGGGTGGCCCCGGAAAATCAAAGAAGTCTCCTCCTAAATCACAGAAATCTGTGAAGGGCGTTAAGAGGCGGTCATGAGAGGGCACTTGGTAACTGTTTTAACATCTTGCTGTTTAGCCATTGGTGGCTGGGCTATTTTGCTTTTGGTTGATATGGACAAGAAAGTAGCAGTGCTAGAAACTTCGGTTGCGGAAACAAACAAAAAGGTTGGAAAGAATTACGACCTTATAAAAATTGTTTTAACTGAGGTTCGTCCTATAAGCGAAGCTTCTCACATTCCGACAAAAGGAAACTAAGGTGAAATATAAAGATCAGGGCAAGAAGATGAAAATGGCTGGCGGTGGCGTAGCCGAAGACATGAAGCCGGTCAAGAAAGCCCTCGGTGGTCTTATTAGCCGTGAAGCTATAGTCAGGCATATTGATCCTCTTAATATCTCAGGCATCGGAGAGGGGAAAAGATTTGATATCGGAAATGCCCTGAAGAGTTTTGATGTTCTTGATCTCTCTCAAGACTTAGCAACGAAAAAAAGAAAGAAGCAGTCGGAAAAGGAAAACATCTCATGAAAACACAAGATCAGGGCAAGAAGATGAAAATGGCTGGCGGCGGTGTTGCTGAAGACATGAAGCCTGTGGAAAAAGATATGGGCGGGTTACTGAAAACATTCTCTCCAGCAGCAATGCTTTATGACAAGCTTGGGAAGGAAAACCGAGGGTTTATGTTTGGTCTTCTGCCCGGAATGGTAATGAAAGACAAGTATCGGAAGAAGAAGGCCGAAGAGGAAAACCTCTCATGAAAACAAAAGACCAGAGTGTGAAGATGAAGATGAGGAGTGGCGGTGTTGCCGAGGACGTTCTGGGCGGTCAGGCTGGTTTTGAAAAACGCCTACAGCAAATCGGTCAGTTTGCTAAAGGAATTGGTACTGAGGAAGACAGAGGTATTCTTGAGGGCATTCTTTCGTCAAGACAGGCTCAGGGTTTTTTGAGTAACATTGGTAACGTGTCTGTCCCTAAAGGTATGCAGGTCCGAAAGGCTCGCTCTATTCGAGGGGCCAGACCAATAAGGGAAGAGTGATGGCGGTTAGCGGAACATCTACATTTAATCTCGACATAGCGGAGCTTTGTGAGGAAGCTTACGAACGGGCTGGTCTTGAGATGCGTAGTGGATATGATCTTGCTACTGCGAGGCGCAGCCTAAACTTGATGGGCTTGGAGTGGGCTAACCGTGGAATAAATCTGTGGCTTGTCGAGGAAGGCGGCGTCACCCTCGTTGCAGGTACAGCCACTTATACGTTGCCATCCGATACCATTGATCTTTTAGAGCATACTCTGAGAACGGATAGCGGCGAAACAAACCAGACAGATACTGCGTTATACAGGATGTCTGTCAGCACTTACTCCCAGATAACCAATAAGTTAACTCAGGGTAAGCCGACACAAATATATATTGACCGTTTGCGGGATGCCCCCACTGTTACCCTTTGGCCTATCCCAAGCAGCACTTACAACGGTGACTTTGTTCGCTACTTTAGGCTGCGTCGAGTTGAGGACACGGGCGGAAAGTCCAGTAATACCGCAGACATTCCAGCGCGTTTTCTTCCCTGCATGGTTGCTGGTCTCGCATATCATATAGCCATGAAGCGCCCAGAAGCTGCACCTAGAATACAAATGCTTAAGTCTGTTTATGATGAGCAGTTTGAGCTTGCGGCGCAAGAAGACAGGGAAAAAGCTTCTTGGTCGTTTACGCCTCAGATGGATTCGTATTCATTATGAGTGGGCCGTACGCAAAAGCTAAGTATGCATTTGGGTTCTGTGACCGCACTGGTTTTAGATATCCTTTGGAAAAGCTTGTGTACGAAGTACAGAACGGCGTTAGGACTGGGCTTCGCGTGGGATACGATGTGGTAGACCCAGACCAGCCTCAAAACTTTCTGGGGCGCGTTAAGATATTCGATCCTCAGTCATTGCGTGATCCGCGACCTGACAAGGGGCTTGAGGCGAGTAGGGAGTTTTTTGGCTGGAACCCTGTGGGGGATGGCGGAACAGCGCCTGACGGTACTGACAGCCTGTCTTTATTGGGTTCTGTCGGTGATGTAACAATAACTGTTGCTTAGGAGGAAACTATGAACTGGATTAAATCGCGCATTGTTGAGCCTACAACTTGGTTGGCTGTAGGCGTTGGTGCCATTCTTCTTTCGACTGTCGTGCCCGTTGCGGCGGCGTGGCTTATGATTGCGGCGGCTATAACGGTAGCCGCTGGGATTGTTCTGAAAGAAAAGGGCGGTCGATAAGTTACTGATAACTTGAGGAGGGTGCTATGCCAAAGATGAACGGAAAGAAACTACCTTACCCGGATGCGGAAAAGCGCATGGGTGGTGGTAAGATTATGTACAGGGGTGGCGGAAGTCTCTCTTATGGAAAGATGAAGATGGGCGGTGGCGGTGTTGCTGAAGACGTTGCTGCTGCTGGTATTGGTGGTGCCCTTGGCGGTGCTGCCGGTGCTGCTGCTGGTGCAAAAATCAAGGAAGGCTCTACTCGTGGACCCAATCCTTCAGAACTAGATGGCCGCGAAAAAGAGGAGCAGGAAGAATATCTTCGGCGCTTAAAAGAGGCTAATAAGGCTGCTACCACTGGTGCTGCCGGTGCTGCTGCTGGCGGTGCTGCTGCTGCTGTTAAGCCTAAAGAAAAAAAGGGTATGGGTGGTTCCATTGCTCGTGGCAGTGGTGCGGCTCGCGCTCAACAGTTTCGTAGGAATGGCTAATAAGTTATGGCTTGGACATTCACCACACTTAAAACGGCGATACAGGATTATGTAGATAATACTGAAACGACGTTTGTGAACAATCTGGACGAGATGATACGGATTGTTGAAACGCGCATATTTTATGCCGTTCAGTTACCCATGTTTAGAAGGAACGTAACGGGTAGTCTCACGAGTGGTGGGCAATATCTTTCTCAACCCAATGACTTTATTGCCGCTTTAAGTCTTGCTGTTACTAGCGGTAACAACAGGACATACCTTCTTCCTAAAGATGTAAATTATATTAACGAGGCTTATCCTGACTCGACCGAAACAGGACTGCCTAAATACTACGGCATCTTTGATGATGACTTTTTTATTGTAGGGCCGACACCAGATTCCGGCTATTCGACAGAGCTTCATTACGCATATCAACCTGAAAGCATTACAGTTTCTTCTAGTGGCACAAGCTGGCTTGGAGACAATGCTGAAGATGCGTTGCTGTACGGATGTCTTGTTGAAGCTTACACCTTTATGAAGGGTGAGCCTGATCTTATTACCAACTACACCGAAAGATTTGCCGCCGCTCTTCAGAGGCTTGGTAACTTGGGTGAGGCTAGGAACAGGCGCGATCAGTACCGTAACGGTGCCTTACAGGTACAGGAGACCTGATGTTATCTATTAAAACAACTATGCCCGATGACTTTAAGGTGACTGTTGGCACTACCAATAACCGTGGCCATACGCCTTCTGAAGTAGCCGAGATGTGCGTAAACAAGCTTATGTATGTTTCCGAAAGCGCCCCACCTGCGATCCGTGATCAAGCTATGTTCTTTAAAGACGATCTTTTTGTTTTAATAGAGCATTACATGAAACAAGCGGTGGCAAGTGACAGAACTAATGTTATCAATGCGTTAACAAATGCTGGCTCCCCCCAGTTAGCCGAAATGATAAGGAGACTTTAAATGTCGATTACGCAAGCAATGTGTACGTCTTTCAAAGTAGAGCTTTTGAAGGGTGTTCACAATTTAACTGCCTCAACAGGCAATACAATTAACATGGCGCTGTATCAAAGCACTGCTTCTCTTGACGCGACAACGACAGCTTATACGAGTAGCGGAGAAGCAAGTGGTACAGGATACACTGCCAAGGGTGCTGCGCTTACAAGCGTTACACCAGTCGCAAGCGGGACTACGGCGGTATGTGACTTTGCGGACCTGACGTTTTCGTCTGTAAGCATTACTGCTCGTGGCGGCATGATCTTTAACGAGACAGCAACGGGTGATCCCTCTCTTGTAATCCTTGATTTTGGCGCAGACAAAACTGCGACTGCTGGGGACATGACGATTACGTTCCCAACAGCAAGCGCAACGGCTGCAATTATACGGATTGCTTAAGGCGTAAACGATGGCAAACGTCACAGGTTGGGGTAGAGGAGCGTGGAGTAGCGGCCCTTACGGGCAACCTACACCTGTGGAAGTCACTGGGGTTGCTGGCACGAGTGCTGTTGGTAGCGTTACAGCGGCTGGCGGTTCTGCATTTTCAGTAACAGGAATTGCTGCTACTGGAAGTGTAGGCAGCGTAAGTGTTAGCATTGATGTTACGATCTCGGTTACGGGGATTGCTGCTACTGGGGGTATTGGCTCCGTTACAGCGGCTGGTGGTTCTGCATTTGCTGTAACAGGTATTGCTGGAACTGGTTCGGTTGGGAGCGTAACGGCTTCGGTTAGTGATGACGTAACCCTTGTTGGGTTTGAAATAGAGGGAGAGGTCGGCTCCGTAGCGGTTAGTGAGGGTAGCGGAGTAATAATTATTGAGACGGGCCTTCAGGCCACAGGCGCAGTAGGCAGCGTTAACGTCTGGGGGGACATAGTCCCGTCTCAAGATGCTTCGTGGTCTGCGATTTCGCCTGATCAAGACGCAAGCTGGATCGATATAGCCGCTTAAAAGGATTAGATAAATGACTTCGACGTACACAAGCAACTCTGGAATTGAGAAGCCCGGAACAGGTGACCAGTCAGGCACATGGGGCGATACTGTCAATACCAACATGGACATCATAGATCGCGCTATTAGTGGCGTGGTTTCTTTGAGTTTAACCGGAACCACTACAACGCTAACTACTACCGATGGTTCTCTCACGGATGGCATGTATAAAGTTCTTGTGTTAGCCGGAAGTCCGACAGGAACAAATACAATTACGATTGAGCCGAATGATTCGGATAAATTCTATCTGGTTAAAAACAGTAGCGGCCAAAGTGCGGTGTTTAGTCAAGGCACTGGGGCGAATGCTACAGTCCCTAATGGCTTCGCAGACATTATTTATGCAGACGGTGCTGGCGCTGGCGCTGCTGTAGCAAGTCTTTTCGCCAACTCTCTTTCCTTTGGAAGGGTAAACCTGACTTCGGACACAGCGGCTGGAGATGATGCAGCTCTTGGTTATACTGCTGCCGAAGGTTTGATATTGACTGGTCAAGGCAGCACCAATGATGTGACCATCAAGAATGATGCAGACCAAGATGTTCTTGAAATACCCACCGGAACGCAGAATGTAACCGTTCAGGGCAAGCTGGGTGTCGCTGGTGATACTGCTGCTGGAGATGACGCGGCTATTGGTTACACTGCTGCTGAAGGTCTGATCCTTACCGGGCAGGGCAGCACCTCCGATATCACTTTAAAGAACGATGCTGATGTTACGGTGTTCACTGTCCCGACAGGCACCGACGACATCCTGTTTCCAGACAGTGCAAGGGCTATGTTTGGTGCGGGTTCTGACTTAAAAATCTGGCACGACGGAACCCACAGCCATATTGATAATGACGGTGCTGGCGCGTTGTTTATTGCCAGCGACAGCATGTACATTACTAATAGTGACCGCGACGAAAACTTTATTCTGGGCGCAGATAATGGCGCGGTAACGCTTTATTTTGACTCCGCTGCCAAACTCGCGACCAATACCGGAGGGGTTACGGTAACAGGCGCGGTCAGCGCAAGTACCGTTGTTCTAGCCGCTACGGACACCGATACGTCCAACACTGGCAGTGTGACGATTGATTTTGCCGCTCATCAGAACTTTGTACTAACGATGCAGGGCAATGTGACCTTGGCTAACCCATCTACTGAATCAGTGGGTCAGGCTGGTGTGTTTGTGTTTATCCAAGATGGAACGGGTTCTCGAACTCTTAGCCTTGGAACGGACTACGAAAGCCCCGCTGGAGGCGGCATTACTCTTAGCACCGCAGCAAATGCAGTCGATGTAGTTCCATACTTCGTCAAGGCTTCTGGTAGTATCCAGCTAGGCGCACCTCAGTTGGCGTTTAGCTAATGACAATGTTTGGCTCACAATGGCTGGCTAATGCTGGTTCTACTTACGAGATTGAGCAGTCAATTCGTTTCAATGATAACGATTCTGCCTACCTTACGAGAACTCCAAGTTCTGCGGGGAATCAGAAGACTAATACTATTAGTTGTTGGGTTAAAAGAGCTAATCTTGGAACAGGTGAAAGTTTAGCAATGTTCAGTGCCGCAGGGGGGAGCTACGGTCTAACATGGTATATTGATAGTTCAGAGACTGATTTTAGTCGTGAACGCTTAAGCCTGTCAGATGGTTCGTCCACTCTTTGGCAAGCAAATGACTATAGGCTCCGAGACCCAGCGAGTTGGTATCATTTTGTTTTTGCAATGGATACGACCCAAGCCACTCAATCCAACAGAATGAAAGTTTATATCAATGGTGCATTGGTTACGGCAGATTCTAATGCTTTGGTTGAAAATACCGACTACCCCTTCTTTGATGATGTTGTGAATAGGATAGGAAGTTGGTCACCAAGTGGAGGTGCCGCTGGCCGTTATATGGAAGGATACATGGCCGAGATTCACTTAATTGATGGGGCGCAAAAAGCAGCCTCTGATTTTGGCGAGTATAACGACGATGGCGTTTGGATACCGAAAGCCTACAGCGGTGCTTACGGCGACCAAGGGGCTTATTTAAAGGGTCAAGACAGTTCTGCACTTGGAGACGATACTTCTGGCAACGGGAATGATTTTTCCAGCAGTGGCCTAGCTGCAAACGATCAGATGTCTGACTCGCCCACCAACAATTGGTGCATTATGAACTCTCTTGACGCTGTTGGCCCCACTCTGAGTGATGGAAACCTAGCGTTCACTGACAGCAACGGTTCTGCTTGGCGTACTGCAAGAGCTACTATGGCTATACCGTCAACCGGCAAGTGGTACTGGGAATGTATTGCAGCATCAAGCGGCGGCGCTGGCGATCCTAATTTTGGTATTGTAGCTGACACGGTAAATACGCAAGTTTCTGATTGGTATCAAGATGCTTTGGCTTACGCTTATTCAACAAGACAAGATTCCGTTGTAAACAACGACTGGACTGGAACGAGTCGTGGGACGTATGCCGGAGGGAATGTTCTTCAGATTGCATATGATAGTGGTACCGGAAAATTACATTTTGGGATACAGAACTCTTGGATCAACGGCGGCGATCCGGCTGATGGAAGTAGTCCAGATTTTACGACTAGCACTACGCTAACTTTTTTACCCTATGTTGCCATATACAATAGTAAGACGGGTTCTATAAATTTTGGTCAGAGTGCTTTTGCCTACACACCACCAACAGGATTTAAAGCACTAAACACCAGCAACCTTGATACACCAACAATCACAGATGGGTCAGCGTATTTTCACACGCAGCTTTATACAGGAAATGGTAGCAGCGGTTTAGCTATTACGAACGACGCAAATGCTGGCGACTTCAAGCCAGACCTTTGGTATCTAGCGCCTCGCAGCAATGGGGATAACCATGTTGTTATCGACAGTGTTCGAGGGGTAACCTCACGAATTTATACTAATAAAGGTGACGCCGAAGATATCGATAGCCCCGCACAAATCACGTTCGAGACTGATGGGTTCGACCTAGATACAACGGACGTAAACTTCAACGGGTCAGGTAGAACGTATGTCGCATGGCAATGGAAAACTACGGGTGGGTCTAGCAGCACGAACGAAACTGGTGACATCACCTCGACCGTGAGTGCTAACACGACTGCCGGTTTTTCGGTGCTGACTTACAGCGGAAATGGGTCAGATAATCAAGAAATTGGTCACGGAATTGGCATTGCGCCAAAGATGATAATTACAAAAAGACGTAATGCAAGCGGGTCCAATTGGTCATCGTATCACGATGCTGTCGGCATAAATAAAGTGTTTTATTTAAACCTAAGGAATGCTGTAGCCAGCAACACAGAGCAGTACCGCGCTGTGCCGACAAGCAGCGTCTACACCGTTGGCGTAGGCGGTGACGTCAACGCTTCTGGTGGAACTTATGTTTCATATTGTTTTGCAGAAGTTGAGGGATTTAGTTCCATTGGCAGCTACACTGGAAACGGAAATGCCGACGGGCCTTTTGTGTACTGCGGATTTGAGCCAGCATTTTTGCTGATTAAGTCAACCGGCGATAATAAATGGGTTATAAAAGATACTAAGCGTAGCCCTTTCAATGCTGCTTCACTTACATTGGTCGCAAATAATAATGACGCCGAACTTACGAGCGATCAGCCTGTAGATATTAATTCCAGTGGTTTCAAGTTGAGGACTACGGGAAGTGGAGTGAACGCCAGTGGTGTCACATACATCTACATGGCCTTCGCAGAGCATCCGTTTGGCGGTGACGGCGCAGCGCCAGCGACAGCAAGATAGGACAAGATTATGTGGAAATACTCCGGCAGAACTATTAAGGAACACAAAGCGTGGACCGATGACAACGGTATCACGCATCCTCGGAACTGGCACATCTGGTCGCCATCAGAAAAAGCTGCCGCTGGTCTAACTGAGGTCACGCAGGAGACGCCACCGGACAGTCGCCTATACCATTGGGGCTACGAGGCTGACGGTGTAACGATCTCAAAAACGGCTAAAAGCCTGACCGATGTCGGCGTGGTAGACGACGATGGAAACCCGGTCAACGATGATGACGGCAATCAGATCATGGAGCCGGGGGTCCGCTCTCAGCTAAAGGCAGAAGTTAAAAAGCAGCAGGGTTCTCTGCTTGCACAGACCGATTGGGCGGTGACGCGCAAGTCTGAAAAGACTACTGCCATTCCTAGCAACATCCAGACTTGGCGTGATGCGATCCGCACAAAAGCCACCGCGATGGAAAGTGCAATCGACGGTGCTGCTAATACTGCTGCCGTAGCTGCGCTGTTCCTAGCGTGGGACGCGGACGGCAATAAGTCTGGTATTCTTTATGACTGGCCTATATTGGGAAGCTAGACAATGCCGCTTCAAGAATTAAAATTTCGCGCTGGCATTAACAGGGAGTCTACGTCTTACTCCAATGAAGGCGGTTGGTTTGATTCTGACAAGGTCCGGTTTCGAGATAATTTTCCTGAAAAAATAGGCGGCTGGCAAAAATACTCTGAATCTCAGTTTATTGGAACTTGCCGTTCTCTCTATTCATGGGTTGCTCTTGACGGGTCAATATACTTAGGTCTCGGCACTAACTCTAAGTTTTATGTAGAGGAGGGTGGGACTTATAATGACATTACCCCCATCCGCAAGACGACAACAAACAGCACGACTTTTGCAGCTACCAATGGCTCTGCGACAGTTACGGTTACGGACAGTTCACACGGAGCAGCAGAGGGGGATTTTGTTACTTTTAGTGGTGCATCTAGCTTAGGCGGCAATGTCACAGCCGCTATTCTAAATGCAGAGCATCAAATTGTTAGCGTTCCTACTGCCAATACATACACGATTACTGTTTCAGTTACCGCTAACGCCAGTGACTCTGGGAATGGCGGTGGTTCTGTAACGTCTGTCTATCAGATAAATGTTGGTCTTGATACTGGCGTTTCTGGAACGGGTTGGGGTATTGGGACATACAGCCGTGGAACGTGGGGTTCCGCTTCTGCGAGTTCAGGGGCCGAAGCCCAGCTAGGGTTGTGGACACAGGATAACTTCGGAGAAGACCTGCTGATAAACCAGAGGCAAGGGAATATTTATTACTGGGACGCATCTGCGGGGGTAGGTAATAGAGCCGTTGTCCTGTCGAGTCTGTCGGGGTCTAATAAAGCCCCTACAATAGCTAAACAAATTATGGTGTCGGACAGAGACAGGCACGTTGTGGCTTTTGGGTGTGATGATGAGAACTCAATAGGAACTCAAGACCCTTTGCTTATAAGGTTCGCGGATCAAGAGTCTCTTACTGACTGGGAAACGAGAACCGACAATACAGCGGGTAGTCTTAAGTTGGGCACGGGTTCGGAGATCGTGTGCGCTAAAGAAGCCAGAGAAGAAATACTGGTTTGGACTGATGTGTCCCTGCACTCATTAAGGTTTCTTGGGCCACCGTTTACGTTTGGCATCACACAAATATCTGGTTTGATTACGATCATTTCTCCCAACGCCGCGATAGCCGTTGAGGATTTTTCTGTGTGGATGGGGCGGGATGATTTCTACGTTTACAAGGGTGGCGTAAGTACGCTGCCTTGTTCAGTCAAGCAGTATGTATTTAGTGATATGAACCTAGCACAAATACAGAAAATAGTTTGCGGCGTTAATTCTGCATTTAGTGAAGTCTGGTGGTTCTATCCTTCTTCCGGGGCGACAGAAAATGACAGGTATGTTGTTTGGAATTACACAAATAATCTGTGGTACTACGGGACGCTACCAAGAACAGCTTGGTTGGATCGCGGAATTAAAGATCACCCCGTAGCCGCATCCAATGATAAATATCTTTATAGTCAAGAACTTGGTTTGGACGACGGTTCAACAGTGCCAGCGTCCGCGATCTCTTCTTATATTGAGTCGTCTCAAGTTGATATCGGAGAGGGGGATAGATTCTCTTTTGTAAGTAGGGTTATTCCTGACATCTCTTTTACTACCAGTAGCGTGTCGGACCCTAGCGCCAACCTGATATTAAAAAGCAGAAACTTTCCCGGCGCTAACTACGAACAAACCGACACATCTGATGTCACGCAAACATCATCGTCTCCTGTAGAGTTGTACACAGAGAAAGCAGATGTGCGCTTACGGGGCAGGTCAATGACGTTGCGAGTAGAGTCGAGCGACGTAGGTGTGCAGTGGAAGCTGGGAACGCCCCGCATGGATGTGCGCCCTGATGGTAGGCGTTAATGACAAGCCGCCCAATAGCCCCCACTAAGCCGACATTCTTGTCGCCCCCGTTTACTTACGACGTTGGGTATTTCGGGAACCTTTCTGCCAACTTAAACATTCTGGTGGCGCAGATAGAAAATCCGGGGCTTATGCAGACTTCGGGTTTGAATATCACAAATCTGCTTAACAATGATTCAACTCTGGCTATTGGTGACGTTTTTGAGGTGGATGGATTTCTAAAAGTTAGTAGAATAAATAATCCAAATGTTGCTGGAAATAGTGGGACAATGTCAGTTGCTTCTGTAACCGTAACAATAAGTTAGTAAGATTATGATGAGTCAATGTAATTGGAGGATGCCATGAGCCTAGTAGAGGCAGCGGAAGCTGTAAGACAGCGGGGTCGCTACGGTGATAGCGTTCTGATGCATGTTAACCCTCAGGAAGCAGAGGCTCTGGCGGCTGGTTCAGGTGGTTATCTAACTACTAACCCAGACACCGGATTGCCCGAAGCGTTCCTTCCCATGCTCCTTCCTTTGCTGGGTGGACTGGGAGGAACAGCCTTGGCGACCTCTGGCGCTCTTGCTGGTATGGGTGGCTTGGGGGCTTTTATGGCCGCAAACCCCTACATAGCAGGGGCTATTGGTTCAGGGCTAGGAAAGACAATAGCTACTGGTGATCTTGGCGAGGGTCTTAAAACCGGACTAATATCAGGCGTAACTGGCGGTGTACTTCAGGGTCTGACGAGCGGTGGTGATTTTATAAGATCAGGCGATGCTATTGGGGGAGAGGGTTTAGAGGCTGCTCTTGCAGGAGACGCACCACAAGCAATGCAAAATATTTCACCTGCCGTAGACCCTGCTTCGATTGATATTGCTGC